CCACTCAGTCAGGGCATTCATTTCCCCGTTGGACTCCGGCAGCAGGTCGCACAGCGTCTTGATGACCGTGGTGTAATTTTTGATCATCGTGTTGTACACTTCGACCTCCGGCGACTTCTTCGTGCCGAACTGATTTTCGCCGTTCTGGTACTCGGACACACAGCCGTTTTCGTTGATGGAATCCCGTAAATCCTCCAGAGTTACGGCCATAAAAGCCGCATTATCCATGAGTTTTTCGGCGGTTTTCCGCTTGTTTTCGTCCATTTTTGCAAAGACTTCTGCGAGCTTCTCGCGCTCGCGTTTTATTCTTGTCTCGGCCTTCGGTTTGCCCATGCCGCACCTCCTCTCAACTACACCCCTCCTGCACCCGTCACTCGGTGAAATTTGAGTGGGGGGTGCGGTCTTCCGTCGGTCAGCGCCGCGGCTCGAATGGGGGGAGTAGGTTTCCGTCTTCGTCAAAGCCGCAGCGTGCGTCGCTGTGCTTTGCCATGTGCTCGATGTCGTGACAGTGATGGCACAGCAGCTCGAGATTGGACCAGCCGAGTGTGCGTGCCGGATTGTTCATGTCCTGCGGCCGCAGCGCCTTGCGGTGATGCACGATCAAGCCAAGTCTGCCGCATCGCTCGCACAGTCCGTGCCGGCTGACCATGTAGGCCTCGCGGGTATCACGCCACGCCGCTGAGTTGTAGAACGCTTTCGCCCAGGGCTTAGCCATGGTCGTACTCCATCATGTCGTGCAGTGCGGCTTCGGTCGAGTCGATGATACTCTTGAGTCGGCAGACTCGCACCGTCAGCTTGTAGCGCTTTTCAAAGCTCGGCTCAAGTACACGTTCCCGCAGCAGATCAAGCCGCCGCTGACGCAGCCGGTCGAGATTGCGCTTGTACTCCGGGATCATTTCGCGCACCGTCTGCACGACACTCACCACCTTCCGGCAAAAAAATAAGAGCCAAATAGCTACACCACTTCCGGTGCAGTTATTTGGCTCTGGCTCTCAGGCTCTGGCGCTCTCCGTCAAACACGATGACGGTCTCACATTTGCAAAACTTGCAAAACAACGGGAAATCCCGTAACACTGTGCGTCTCTTGATTGCGACGACGTTAGTCGGTCGATGGCATCGCGGGCACACAAGTTTTATTCTTTTGTCTTGATTATACACCTTTCGTCCTCCTATGTCTACCCGTTCGCTTTCGTTTCTCTACCCTCGTGTCATATGTTATAGAGCATTCCAAGCCAGCAACAACGCGCGTGTGCGTGCGCGTTGCGTGTGTATTATAATAGGTATTTTTCGGCATTAAATATTTCACAAATCGGCAGGACGCTATCTCGTTCCGGCCGCCGCCCTCATCGAGCACCTGTGCTCCGGGCGGTGCATCAACGGTCGTGCCATCGTCTACCCACTCGTAGGTTGTGACCGGTCGGGCAAGGTTGCGGCTGCCGACAAACTGCTTTTTGCCGTTGAGGCTGGCTTCCCGGCGCTCCTTAGTGAGATAGCCCGCCCAGCCGTCGTATCCGCGCTCGCGGATGTAGTTTATCTGGATGTCGTCACCCCAGATCCAGAGCGACCGCATCAGCTCCAAGTCACCGCCTGCGGCATTGATGATAATGTGCGCGTGCGGTCGGTGGTCACCGTGTCGGCCCTCGAGGACGTAGATGTACTTGAGATCCGGCAGATCTCGCGCTTTGCGGTAGGCCCGCATCTGAGCAAACACCTTGCCGAGGTGCTTGCGTGTTACATCGGCGCTGTCCGGCAGATCCTCATCTCGATAGGTGACGGTCAGCACCAGATCGCCCTCGTCAAAGTTGGTCGCCATCAGCATTTCCAATTTTCTTTGCGCCGTGTTGGCGTTGGTGCGCTGGATCTGCTCCTCTGTCACCTCGCGGATGCGCTTGCGCTCCTGCTTGCTGGCGTTTGGTCGCGGCACCGTGTAGGTGATGTCCCACACAAGCCGTCCGGCTCGGATTGTCTTTCTCCTCTTCATTTTCCCTCCAACGGTGTCCAAATTGAACACCACAGCGGACGAGGCTGTCCCCGTCCGCGTAGTTTTATAGAATATCCGCAAAATTTAGATTTGTCAATGACTGTTTTTTTGCTTATAATGTCTGTTGTACTGTTTTATAAATGATTAGGAAAGGAAACACGTATGCTAATCTTTCACTATGCCTCTCTCGAGACATTTAAGAGTATCATCGAAAACCATTGCATCTGGCTATGCGATGTTCAAAAAAGTAATGATTCTACAGAACGCACTTATTTTGAACAAGTACTATTAGAGGTTATCGATGATTTCCTGGCTAATCCCTCTGAAATCAAGTTATTTTCACCATATGCCGAAAAAGCTTTAGTTACATTCAAAGATACTTACCGCAATCAGCGTCCTAACATTCCGCCTATTTACTCTGCCTCTTTCTCTCTCGATGGTGACTTGCTTAGCCAGTGGCGTGCATATGCGAATGATGGCACCGGAGTATCGATAGGGTTTCATCAAGAATTCTTCACCAAAGCTTTTCGAAATCCGAATAGTTGGACTATCGAATACAGTAAAAAAGCTGCTATTTCAGCCTGCAAGAGCAAAATAATTGCTAATCTTCAAATCATTGCATGTGAATCCCCAAATAATGAACGAGAGTTTTTAAATCACTTTACGCTATTATTACTTCAATTCATGGAATATCACAGTATGCTCTACAAGTATTCTCAATTTTGTGAGGAAAAAGAATATCGCATTACATACCGATACGGTACGCGCTATTACGAAAACTCAACAACTAACACCACTCTTTCTACGACTACGCTTAGAGAAATTCCTGTCGATAGTGGTTTTTCTCTTTCTAAAAAGAAGTATCGAATATCTAATAATCGATTATCCAGTTATTACGAATTATCGTTTGATGACATTCGAGAACACATCATTTCGAAAATTATCCTTGGCCCTAAATGTCAAACCGATCCAGCCGATATTAGAATGTTCTTAAAAGATTACGGTTACGATGCCGATATTAAAATTCAGCGTTCCGAAATTCCTTATCGCTAATCCGGCATCACCTCCGTCCACGCGCTGACGAGGATATTTGCTTCGCACTCCTCATCGTCCAAATCCGGGAAATACCACTTGCCACCCTTGTAGATATACTCGCCATACCGTCCGGCGCAGCCGCACAGCTTGCACAATACCCGAGCACCTTCCGGCGGCTTTTCCTCGGTGTACTCACGCCAAACGCTGCTCGGTTCTTGCCCGGCAATCATCTCGAACGGGTCAATTTCAAGCACCTGCGCTACCTCGAAGAGATCGCCGAGGTCGGGCGCATGATAGGCAAGCGGATCTGTTGACCACAGCCAACTCATATACCACTGGTGGCGAGCTTCGGGCAAATCGTCCACGTTGCGGATATCCTTGCACGCCAGCGCAAACCGGATGTTGCGCCGAGCCTTTGCCAACGGCGAGGCGTTAAACTTTGCGAGCTCCTGCTTATGTTTCTCCTCACGTTCGGCTTTGCTCTGCTCCCGCTCGAGGCGCTGCTTGACCTTGCCGCACACGCGGTCACAGCCGTCTGCCTTGTTGCACTCATGGCAGCAACCCTCGCAGTGCCCGTCTTTGACCCATGCGGCACGCTTGTCTGCACCGGTACAAGGCTCTATGCAGGGCGATGCTTCCGGGCAGGTCAGCGGTGCAAAGTCAAATTCCGCCGCCTTGCGGTGCGCTTTAATTTTCTTGGCGTCTAAATTCCAATAGCGGTCCTTGTATGCGCCGTGCAGCTCCCTTTGCAGATCTGCATCACACTGGCTCAGCTCGTAGGCGGCGCTGTCGTTAATGCGGTGCTCCCGAAACAGCTCTTTCCACTCGTCGGTCAGCCCGTTGTCAATTGCCTTTGCCCTGGCAATCTGGCTCTCGGACGTTTTGAGCACCTCCGCGACATACGTCCGCAGCTTGCCCGGCAGCTCGACCACGCCGCGTGCCTGCAAATCCTTGAGCGCGGCCTCAATCTCCTTGGCAGCCTGCCCGGTGTACTCAGCCGTCAGGCCGCCGCCGCCTCTGGCCATGGTGTTGGTCCAGTGCAGGATCAGCGTCTGGATGGACGGGTCAAGGTCAGCATCGAGCACAATACAGGGCGCGGTCTTGCGGTCGAGCAGCGCCAGTGCGTTCCGGCGGCGATGCCCTGCGAGGAGTAAGTACCCGCCCTCGGTCTTGCGGCGCACTACAAGCGGCTGCTGCAAGCCGATGACCTTGATGGACTCCGCCAGCTCGTCAATGCCGGTCTGCGCGTAGCTGTTGTTCTCGTTTTCCTCGATTTCAACGAGTGGAATCTGCTCCACCCGCATTTCTCCGGTGTCCGATTTGGACACCGCCTCGCCCATCAGCTCCGCAAGGTTGAATTTCTTAGCCATTACAGTCCCTCCATAATCTCTTCTACCCATGCCCGATAGTCACGGGCAGCCGCCGAAGTCGGCGACCAGCGCGTTACCGGCTGTGCGGCGTAGGTGCTCTCCGTCACCTTGTCTGTGCGGCGGATTTTTTGTGCAAACAGCGGGATCGGGCTGTGCTCACGCAGCCACTCCTCACTCTGGCGCGTTGCGTCTGCATTGTGCCAGATCGTCAGCAGACCACACACGGCACGGAAGGCAAGACCGGTGCTTCGCACGCTGGCGATTTGGTCGGCGAGCAGCCGCATACCGGACATCTCAAACGCGCCCGGCTTGATCGGCACGAAGACCATATCACTGGCAGCAATCGCCGAGATGCACGGCAGGCTGAACGACGGCGGACAATCGAAGATCATCACGTCGTACGCATCATCCTCGACCAGCGAGTCCCGCAGATCGGCGTACACGCGGACCGCCTGCTTGCGGTCAATGTCGGCGTCCAGATCCACCGATGCCAGCTGCATGTCAGACGGGATAATGTCCAGATCACGGTAAATGGTGTGCTGGATGACGTCCTCGTAGTAGGCCGTACCGCCATCGAACAGGTCGGCTGTGCTGCAGGCATCCGGCATGACTCCGATGTACTGCGAAGCGTCACCCTGCGGGTCGCTGTCCACCAGCAGCACGCGCTTGCCATAGTCGGCCGCCAGAATACCGGCGAGGTTTACTGCGGTGACGGTCTTGCCGACGCCGCCCTTCAAATTCACTATGCTAATCGTTTTCAAGATGTTTTCG